GGGTTGATAACCGCACCGGCCAGGATCGGCACCGTGTAGCCGGCGGCGTTCGCGACCTTGTTGAAGTAGTTGTCCGCCCGCTCCGGCGTGACAGGGAACTCGCGCTCAGTGCTCTCGCGAAGCTTCTCGCCAGCCTGGAACAGGGCGCGCTTCTCGGTCGGCGTGCGCTCGCCCTCGGTCGTGAACATGCGCCGGCTGCGAATGTCGGTGAAGTCGCCGCGGCCTTGCCGTGCTTTCACGAGGTTGCGGAGATAATCGCCGCGCTCGTTCTGAGACAGTTCGTTTCGCGCCCGCCGGCGGAGTTCATTAAACATCCGCTCCTTTTGCATCGGGTCGTCGGCTTGCCGCAGCGCGTCGAGGCCCTGCATCAGCTTCTCACGCTCGCCAACACCCTGACGCTCAAGGTTCTCGAAGAACGTCTGCAGGCCGGCCGCACCCTTGAGCGCCATTTCGCCGCCGCCGCCGATGCCGCGGACAGCGCTGTTCACCAGGGAATCGACGAAGCCCTGCTGCAGGTCAGGAAACTCCTCGCGGATCTTACGCCCCATCTGCTCCTGCGTGACGCCGTACGGGAACTCGAGGACGGCTCGGCCCGGCACGCGCACCCGGATTTTCTCTGGCCGCTCAAGGCGCTGCTCGCGCTCGGCAAGCTGCTGCACCCGCCGCGACGGCGACCACTCCGGCACCATGCCGCCCGGGCCTTCGCCGGCCGCATCCGGCTCCTTCGCCGCGGCGTAGCGGCGCAAGTATTCCTGCGTCTCAGGCGGCAGGTACTCCTTCCAGTTTCCGCCCTGCTCCTCGGCACGCCTGACCGCACGTTGCACGCCGCCCCGGCCGGCGTTGTACGAAGCGACGACCTTCTCCATGTCGCCGTCGAACGCGCGATAGGAGTCCTGCAGGAAGCGCCGCGCCCCCTGCCGGGCTTCCTGCTCGTTCCAAGGGTCGATGCCGTACTCGCGCGCCGTCGCCGGCATGAACTGATAGGGGCCCAAAGCGCCGGCGCTCGACACCATATCCTCGCGGTCGAGCCCGCCGGTTTCGATCTGCCGGACCGCATCGAGCGTGGCGTCGGTGATCGTGCGGCCGCTGACCGGCTCCGCCGCCTTCTCCTCAAACTTCGCGCGCTCTTCGCGCGTCGCCTCGAGCGCATCCTTGCGCAGCGTCTCCGGCGACCATTCGGGCGTCATACCGAGATCGGTGCGGGGCTCGCGCTCCTGCTCACCGAAAATCTCGGGCATGCTGGTGCCCTGCTCGGCTTGCCGAACCCAGCCAAATGCGCGATCGCGCTGTTCCTCAGTGATTTGCCGCCGGCGCTGTGCCTGCTGCACGACGCGGCGGGCCTGCCCGTACTTGCCGCGCTTCACGAGGCCCTGGACGTTGGCGAGCATCTTCTCGCCCTGCATGTCCTCGGGCTTCTCGCGCGGCACCGGCGTGCCCTGCGTGAACGCCTGCTGTTGCGGGACGGACTCGGCGACGCCCGGCGGCTGCTGCTCGGGCGGCTGCTGGGGCTGCACCGGGTCCATGCCGCCAGCAACGTCATCCGGCGCAACTGCCGGGGGCCGCTCCTGGCGCATGTCGACCTGCCCGGCCACACCCTGATCGGGCACCTGCTGCGGCACGTTGAAGTCGACTTGGGGCGGCGTGATCTCGGCCGGCTGACCGGACGGCTGCGGCGCCGGCCGCGCTTCTGGCCCCGGCTGACGCCCGGGCACGGCGCCGGCGACGGGCTGCATGTCAGGACCGATGGCGCCGGGCTGGATGTCGAAGTCAGGGGCGGGCGCCATACCCTGCGCCTGCGGCGACGGCTGCACCTCCGTCGCGGGGGCACGTTGCGCCGCTTCCTCCTGCGCTTTCTTCTGCAGGCTGAGTTCCCGCGCAAACCGCTCGGGCGAACCGTACTTGGCCGTGACCTGCTGGACGGCCTCCTCAAACACCCGCTCGGAACTGCCAGGGGCGGCAAGGCCGACGTCGGGCTCCCCCTGCCGCAGCGCCTCGAGCGTCTGCGCGTCCTCTAGCGGCCCCGTGTCGGGCGGGATGATGGCCGGTTTCTTTTCCGGACGAACGGGGGCAGTGGTGATGCCAGCGAGTTTCGACTTACCGTTCTCGGCCATCTAAAACGTCTCCAACCTGCGAGGATCGGCTCACAGGTTGGATCGAACGATTCCGAGAGGCTAGGGGACTACTGTGGCCCCGGCCGTTGCATGCCCATGCCTTCCTCGTCTCGCCGACGCGGCGAGCGGGACTGCTCTTCCACGCGGAAGTCCTCGGGCGAGTACGTGATGACGGGCTCGCTGCCGCGGTCGCCGCCCTGCCCCGGAGGCGGCTCGCGGCGGGCCTGATCGTTGCCGCCCTGGCCGTCGGTTTCCGGCGCCGGCTGGCGATCCCGACCGCCTGACAGATCGTATCCGGACAGCCCCATGATCGAGTTCGCCCACTGCTCGATCTCCTGGCGCTTCCGTTGCAGATCCTCTTCCGTGACATCGCCGTATTGATTGTCGCGCCACTGCTCAAGTTGATCGGCGATGATGCGGGCGCGGGCGTCCGGGTTGCGCAGCGCGTAGTAGATCTGCTGCGCCTCAGCGTCGGAGATCGGCTGGCCGTCGTCCGTCGTGACGGTGTTTTTGATGCGCCGGATGCCGGCTTCGGCCTCCGTCAGATCGTCGGCGCCGCCGTCCTGCCCCGGCTGCTCGCCGGCACGCACCACATTCCCCTGATCGTCCGTGATGGGCTGGCCGCGGCCGGTGCGCTCGTTGATCCGCATGAGGATGCGCTCCTCGTCCCGCATCACCTCCTCGATCGTGTAGGAGGGGCGATCCTGCGGTGTGCCGGCCGCCTGATACGCTGCCGCCGCATCACCGCCCGACTGAATGTACGCCTGCGTAAAGCGCCCCGCCTGCGCCTCGTTGTCGCCGTAGACCTCCTTCGCCAGCTTCGCGCCTTGCCCAAATAGCTGGCGCGCGCGGGTGTTCTGCAGGATCGACTCGGGCAACTGCATGCCGGCTTGCGAGGCGTAGTGGTAGTAGCCGGCCATGTTGCCTTCGTTCAGCGCGTCGATCGCCTGCTCTTCAAGTTCGTTCTGCCGCTCGCGCGCCGACTGCGCCTGCTCGCGCCGCGTTGAGGCCACGTTCGTGTACCTCTCATAGGCAGCCGTCGCCGCCGCCGGGCCCTGATCGAGGAGCGCCTGCGTGATGGGATCCCGAAAGCCCTCGGAGCCACCCTGGCCGGCGCCAACGGACCGCATGCCGTCACGGCCCCGTCGCTCGCCCTGTTGCCGCTCAGCGCCCGCCTGCGCGCGCTCTTGATCGTAGCCCCGCGCTTCGTTGCGCATCGCCGGCCCGTAGTTCTCGTCACGACCCGGCCCAGCGGCACCCCCTGATGCACTGCCGCCAGGACCGGGCCGCTCCGGCGGCTGTGTCGGACCCGCCCTGCCGCCGGTGTTGCCGCCTCCGGGAGACACCGCCGGCGGCTGACGCGTGTCGTCGGTCTTGTCGGCCGTCGTGCGGCCGGAACCAACATCGCCGCCGTCGCGCTGCTCACCGCCCGCCGTGATATTGCGCAGCCCCTCGTAAAGACCGCGCTCCTTCGCCATCTGACGCGCCGCCTCGCGGTCCTCCTGGCGGCGCCGCCGGCGCATATCCGTGTCCTCTTGGAAAGCGTCGTAGGCGACGTTGCGGCCGCTGTACTGAACCATCCTGCGCTCCTAGTACCCGCCGTACGCGTTCCGCTGATTGGCTTTGCTGCCACGCGAGATCTCGTCGGCGATAATCGAGCCTAGCTGACCGATGCCGCGCTGCATCGCCTGATCGCCGGCGTACTGCGCTGCGGCCTGCTCCTGGCCCGTTTGCTGAGTCATGCCGGCAACGTCCCGACCGGCTGCAGAATACGTCGAAGCACCGCGCGCCCCGGTGCCTGTCTCGATATTTGCAACGTCAGCGCCTTCCGAAGCATACGTCGACCCGAGCGCGCGGCGACCCTCGTTATACCGACCGAGGTTCTGGTCGTAGAAGTTAGCCCGCATCCGGCCCATCGTGTCGCCGTACACCCGCGACATCGCCTCGCCCGATCCGCGCAGGCCGCCGGCCGCAAGCTGCTCGCCAAGATCCTCGCGCGTGTCCTGCATCGCAAGTTCTTGGCTCGGCGAATAGGATCCCGGGGCAGGCCCGACCGTCGGCTGGATGTATTCGCGTTGCTGCTCGTAGCCTCGCTCAAGGGCACCGATACCCCGCTGCGCTGCCTCGCGGTACGCTTCACGGGCATCCTCAGCCGCGGCCCGACGTTCCTGCGAGGCTTGTCGGTTTGCCGCAGCGACGCGATCTGCCGCCTCACCCGCGGCCTGCTGCTGTGAATACGCGCCGTACGCGGTCGTCGCGGCGTCGATCCCGGATGCAATCAGATCCGAGTTATTCCCGATGAAGCTACCGATCGAGGAGAAGATCCCCACGACTCACCTCCTATGCCCGCACGTTGCGCATCAGGCGGCCGCGCTGTGGCGGCTGTTGCGGCTGGGGCTGTTGGTTTCCGGGCGGCATGCCGGCCTGCTGCGGCATCGGCATGTTGCGGGCCCCCGGCTCAGCGCGATTGGGCGCCCCGATCTCCGGAGCGCCCTGCGCCGTGTACTGCTGGCCCGATGGCATGTTTTGCGCGCTCATCGGATGCGGGCCGCCGCGTGGCTCATCGTACTGCGGCTGGAAGTCTGTGGGACGGTTGCCGGGCGGCATGCTGAGGCCGCCGCCATCGCCGCCGCGGTAGTTCGACGGCGGCATGGGCTGCCCGGGCGGCACAAGTCCCTGCTGCTGCGCCACTGTCCACATTTCATCGCGGAGGCCGGGGGCCGCCTTGTCGATCATGTCCCGCAGTTCCGGGAACTGCTGCACGATCTGACCGAGGCGGCGCATTTCCTCCGGGGTGAGATCCTGGCAAGGCATCGGTGCCTCCTTACGCCTTCACAAGGCGGATGATCGAGCCCGCCGGGTCGAACTCCCACCACTTATGCTTCGTGGTGTAGTTGTCCGGATCCGCATGGTGGTTGTTGTGCCACCCTTCCCCAAAATTGAGGTAGGCAAGCCAGGGCACGTTCGTATCCTCGCCGTGCGGATAGTTCTTGTAGCCGACAGCGGGCAGGTGGGCGAAGTAATTGGTAATCCCGCTCATCGCCATCACGAGCACGTTCGGCAGGATGAAGCCGTAGTACCACCCCGGCACGCCGGCCGCAGCGAGCAGCGCCAACACGTAGACGCCCAAGATCGGGAAGTACCAGCGATGGAAGGGGGCCATGTACGGCTTCTTGAGCAGATCCCGCACGTTCGACCAGTTGCCCTCTTCGTCGTAGCTGTACTTGACCGTCAGCGTGGCCCACGCGCCGTGCACGGGGCTGTGCGGATCATCTTCGGTGTCCGGATGGTCGTGGTGCCGACGATGCACCGCGCACCAGCCAAGCGCGCTGCCAGAACCCGACAGCATGCCAAACAGCGTGAACAGGATTTCGAGCCAGCGGGACCGGAACCGATAACTGCGGTGCGCGTGCCCGCGGTGATAAGTCGCGACGACGCCGGCGCAGCCGAACAGCGCATAGAGGGCGACGGCGAGTGCCATGCCCGGGGCCGTAATGTCGACAAGCCCCGCCGCTGGCAGGGCCACCATCAGGGCGATGTTGGCGAAAAGCAGGGCTCGGACCGCTTTCACGCCGAAACCGATGCTACGCATTGATGATGTCCTCCGTCTTAGCCTTGCTCAGAACACCGTAATGAATCAGGAGGCCGACCGCGAAAACGGGCGGCTGACAGATCCCGCGGTACACGGCCTGCCGGAACGTGATGGGCCGGCCGCGCATTTCCCGCCGCAACGCAAAGGTACGCTCCCGGGCGATGTGCTCGACGACGCGCCAAACCTTCGGCCAGCGTTCGCGGTTGCGCACGAAAGGCCCGAACAGCTTGTGGTAGCCGAGTTCCCAGGCCGGGTGCTGCAGTCGCTCTGCGGCGTGGGCGAGCCAGATCTTGTTGCGGTAGCCGCCGAAACCGTAAGCGGCGTTCATGGCGGTGCAGACGATCTTACCGCCGCCGCCGCCACTTCCACCGCCGCCATCTCCGCCTCCGCCGCTACCGCCGCCGGAGCCGCCGTCGCCGCCGGAGCCGCCGTCGCCGCCTCCGCCGCCGCCGGAGTCGCCGCCTCCGCCGCGGTCGCTTCCGCCTCCGCCAAAGCCGCCTCCGCCAAAGCCGCCGCTCATGCCGGAGCCAGTGTCGATGCCGCCAACGTCGCTGCTACCGGGACCGTCTGCGGATGGGGCGCCGCCTGCACTTACACCGCCACCCATGTCACGGCCACCGCCGCCGGAGCCGCCGCCCCAGCCGCCGGACGTCGCAGCAGACGGGGCCCCCGTGTCGATGCCGCCGACATCCGAGCTTCCGGGACCGCCGGCCGACGGTGCGCCGCCAGCCGTCGTGCCGCCACCCGGCGCCGTCGTGCCGCGGCCGGTCTGCGCCGTCGGTGCTTGTTGCGCCGCGCCGGACTCTTCCTGCGTTGTCGCCTCGGGCACCGACGCCTGATCCATGTCGCGCCGGCCAGCTTCAACGACGGCATCGAAGCGGGCCGTGCCGGGCTGCGGCGAACCGTAATCGCCGACCACCCCGCGCAATCCCGTCAAACCGCGGATGCCTTGCACGCCTGTAGCCGCAGCGGAAAACGGCGCCGGACCCACCGTCCGCATGGCGTCTAAAACCGACACCTCACCAAAAGGCGTGTCTGCCGTGACCGGATCGCCGGCCACCTCTGGTGTGCCGGCACGACCACCGACGTCGCGACCACCGCCCCCGCGGTCCGTCACCGATCGCAACGCCGTCGATCCGCGCAGCGACGCATCGGTGCCAAGCCCGCGGTTGACGTCCGCAGGCTGATCCGGCGTCTGCAGCGGCGGCTCTTCGTCCTGATTGCCGATTGTCGACAGACCGGGGTTGGTACGGAACCCCGGATACACATAGCCGCCGCCCGTCTCGTCGTAGAGCGGCTGCTGCTCGACCGGCCGGGCCGTTTGCGCGCGCGTCGGCCGCGCCTGGGGTCCGCCGCGGCGGCTGCGCTGATACGCCGACGTGTCGGCCTGCGAACGACTGATGCCCGGGTCGACGGTTGCGGGACCGCCGCCGTAATTGGGATTGCGGAAAACCGGCCCTTCGGTGTCGATCACGCCGAACGGGGTCTGGATACGCGCCATCGTTTGCTCCGTCGCTTGATGCGAGCCTCACCTTGGATCGCACTGCGGCGGGACGCTAGACGCCTAGGAGTCGGGCGCTTCCGCCTGCCGCGAGACGATCGCCTTCACGTCGCCGTTGTCTTCGATGTCGACGGCCTGATTGGCGAACATCGCGACGTGCACCCAGGCATCCTCATAAGACTGGTTTACCTCGTGGTAGCCGGTCCGCTCGTGCACCTGGGTTTCCCCGGCATTGTGCGCCCGCGCGCTGGCCTCGGTGAGGCTCACATTGCCGAGAGCATCCTGCTCCGTCGACAAGAACAGTTCCATGCCGACCGACGCGTTGCTGCCCGTCGAGTTGGTCACGGCGACCGTGCCAGTCGCCCAGATCATGTCGCCGGCCGCAAGCTCGCCCACGTTCACGCTGTAGACGATGTTCTTGCTGTTATCCGACGGCAAGCTTGAAACGACCTCGTCGACCGATTGGTACTGCGAAAGGTCGCTGATGAACTCCGAAACGCCCTCGATCGCCGCGAGCCGCGCCTCGAAACCATCGAGCAACACGCGCACCTGCTGAAAGAACTTGTACTGCCAGTCGGAGATCGACCGGAAGTTCGTTTCGACATCGGCCGTGTACCGCGGCGGCTGTTCTAGGGTGTTGGTCGCCGTGCTTTCGTCACCGCGGGCCATCTACCACCCCAACCGTTCGACGTAGGCCTGAGCGCCGACAAGTTCGACAGCGACAGGGTCCGTGACAAAATACTCGACCTGCCACGTCTCCGCGCAGCCAAGCGGGCCGAGTTCGATCACCATGTCCCGCATGCCGGGCCGGCCCATACTCTTGAACTTCCAGCGGCCAAAGCCCTGGTTGTCCTTGTTCACGCGGAAACCGATCTGCGCCTTGGGATCGGGTTTCTGCGGCCCAACGCCGCGCCTCAAGCGGATGCGGAAGTTGTCGATCCGAGACGGGCCCCACTGCGATACATGGCCGCTGCGCACGAGCATGCGCTGCGTCTCGCCGCTGTTGTCGTAGATCTCGGGATCCAGTTCCTCGACACCGCCGGCCACACCGACGAAATGCCGCCCCCACAGCGGATGATAAGACCACGGGGCCCAACGTGTCGGGAGCCCCTGGTCTTCGTCGAAATCATAAAGGTTCGACCACCGCTGGTTCTTGTAATCGAACAGCGCCGTAATCCCCTGCGTCCCGTAGATGTTCTCCGCGTGCGGGATCTGCAGTACGATGAACTTCTGCCCCTCGATGTGAAGCTGCGTCGCCCAGGCTTCCGTCCAATCGTCAACGCGCTCGAATACGAACACGATCTCCTCGGACTGCGGGCGCGTCACCTGCTGGCTAAACCGCACAAACTCGCGCAGCACGTTGATTCCATAGGTGCCGTTGTCGATCGCCAGGAGCGTGTACGGGGCGAAGATGCCCTCCCCGGTCGTCCAACGCCGGAAGAAGGCGGTCGACCCGCCGGACAGGCGCTCGAACTGCTCGACCGAGTCCTCGCCGGCGAGCAGGAGCTCGCGATACGGCGTGACCGCCAGGGAGTTGAGGTTGTCCGGCTTGCCCTCGGCCGTCAGCGTGTCCAGCGGATCCCAGGTTCGGTACTGACCGGGCCGGGAATAGCGGAAGCGCCCACTGAACGGCTCGATCGCAACGAGATAGCCGTCGACAAAGCCGACGTGGCTGGTTTTTGGCGCGTCCTGAGACAGCACCTCGGTCTGATTGCGCCCCAAGCGGATCGGAAGCCCGCCGGCGGCAATCACCAACTCGTTCTCGGTCTTGGCGAAGATGTGCCGGCCGTCGCCTGAGATCGGCGTGCCCGTGACATCGGTCGCAGTGCCGTCTTTGTCGATCCGGAAACACCGGCCCGTGTCCGTCGTCGCGATTAGGTTGCCGCGCCAATCGGAGAGATACGTCCGCGTGCCGCCGAGGCCGGACACAAAAGGCTTGCGGCCGGGGAACCGTGTCTGTCCCTCGGCCGCGTTCATGTAGGCGTTCTCAAGCCGTGCCGTCGCGTCTGAGAGCAGTGTCTCGTCGACGTTGCGGAAGAGTTCCTTGTCGATCGGGAAGTTTGCCCACTGCGCCATCTAGTTCAGCAGAGCCTTCACGTTGACCTTCCACTCGAGCGTTTCGCCGGAGTCGCCTGTCACCTCGACCTGCAATTCACCCCCGGACACGGCAAACGCGGCATCATAGTTGGTGTTCGTTTTGACCGCCGCGCGGATCGCGTTATCGCCGCCCGAGTCTTTCGTCACAGCCGAAGTCGTGATTGTCCCGTTGACCTTGGCCTGACCCTGGTTCGTGCCCGTGATCGTCTCGTTGTCGCTGAACGTGCCCTGGATGTCGCGCAGGGTCAGCGTGCCCGTGCTGCCGCTGTCGCTGTCGGCGATGATGCGCGCGGTCGCGCCAGAGAAGCCGCCCGTAATCTGTTCGCCGACGACGAAGTTCTCGACCTGCTCGTCATAGTCCAGATCCGCGCCGGGCCGGCGGGCGCCGACACTGATGTGCCATACGCCGTAATTCTCGCCGTCGCGCTGGTTCGCAAGGATCTCGGCTTCGAGATACGCGACCTCGCCGCTCTCCATCGGCAGCGCATACGCCGTGAGCGCGCTGTTGTCGGTCGTGACACCTTCAACCTCGCCCTGCAGTGTCGTGCGCTGGCGCAGCAGCCGCGCCGTCTCGCCCGACACCGTGACGTTCGCGTCCTCCTGGGTGTCGATCAGGATGATCGGGTTGTCGGGCGCCGTCAGCGTCCAGTCGACGTCGTTGACGCTGCACCGCTCAAACACGACGTCGCCGCACTCGTCCTGCAGATCGTTGTCGCCGCCGTTGAAGTAGCAGTCGAGGAAGCGCAGGCCGCGCACCGTGTTGATGTCCGAGAACGAGGTGTCGCTGTCGTCCTGCACCTCGATGTTCCGGTTGTTGCCGGACCACGCGCAGCCCTCGAACTTCGTGTACCGGGCGCCGTTGATCTGCACGGCCGAACCGTCCGGGTTCTGCGTGATGTCGAGATCCTTAAAGCGGTTGAACCGCGTGATCTGGTCCTCGAAGTTGAGCCGGATGCCGTAGCTCGTGCACTCGCGCACGCCGCCGCCCTGCCACAGGTTAAACTCGAACGATCCGCCGTTGCCCGTTGCGCCGGCGTCGCTGTCACCCGACAGGAACGCGCCCGTCTCGCAGTTTTTGACGTAGAGGTCCGACCACTCCGCGAGGTCGCCGCCCTTGAAGTACATGCCGGTGTTGAACCGCCGGATCCGGCAATCCCGGAACACCGTCTGCGAGCGATTGACCGCGAACACGCCTACCGATCCGCCCTGCAAACTCACGCCGTCGAGTTCGAGGTTCACGAGGCCGGCGGCGTCGCCGTTGATCGTGATGATCTCCGTACCCTCTTCCGACGCCAGAACGGTCGCACCGCGGTTCTGCCCGAACAGAATGACGTTGTCGGGCAGCGACAGGGACGTGAACACGTAGCGGCCGGCCGGAAGGATGACCTGCCCGCCGCCTTGGCCGGCAACGGCGCCGATCGCGTTCTCAAACGTCTCGGTATTTTCCTTGCTGCTGCCGCCCAGCTTGCCGAAGTCAAGCGCGTGTACGACGTCGTTGAACCGCTCAATCAGCCGACGGCGCCGGGAGCCGCGCTGCGTCTTGGCGAGCGCGTTGTCCGCGATCTCGCTCTCCAGGCTCGTGATCGCCGGCCGGATGAGGCCGGTCTGCCCGCCGCCGTCGATGTCGAGAGTGACCGCGTCGGCGGTGTAAAGCGGCTCCTTCCACTTGCCGTACGGCACATCGCGGACGGTCAGCCGCTCAAGCACCTGCGGGTTATCAGCGCGCTCGGTCAGATCCGGGTCGGTGTAGACGGCGGCGAGGTTGTTGGTGCCGGCCCGCAAGATGCGCACCGTCGCCCCGCCATAGGACGGCTGCCAGATGTCGAACAGGCCGATCCGCGAGGCGCCGATGGTCATGCGAGTCTACTCCTTCAACACGTCGGGAATTAGCCGCTCGAGGTCGTCGGCCGATTCCGCCTCGTTCGCTTTCCGCTGGATCTGCTTTGGATCAATCGCGTCGAGTTGTCGAAGTTCGCCGGCCACATCGCGGTCCACCAGCCACGCATCGACCTCCAACTCTTCGCGGAGTTCGCGGCGCTTAGCCCGGTAGCGGCGGGCGAGATCGTTCAAAAACACCTGACGGGCGCGGTTCATGTCCACACTGACAGGAGACGTCGCGGCTTCGCCCAGAACCCAGGCGTTCCGCACGAAGCGGGACTGCGGCAGCAGGCGGCGCTCGGTCGTCCAGAACATGGGCCGGTTGTGCGCCTCGCCCCAGACGCGATGCGGCGTGTCTTTGCGGAGGATGTAATCCACCGCCTCGGTCTCGGTCATGGACGACAGGACCGGGGCCTCATGTACGTCGTAGCGCACCACGCGCTCGGAGAGCCGACCGCGCTGCCGCAGTTCACGGCGCACGTCGTCAGCTTCCAGCAGCGAGACGTTGTAGGTGCGCCCGCCCTCAACCTCAATCTCCAGCCGGCTGGAGTGGTACGCCTCGACCGGCGGCAGCACCCCACCCAGCGTCGCCATGCGGAGCCACTGCGGCGACGGTGTCGTAATCCTGGCGGGCGCGTCGAGGTCAGCCGGGTCTTCCCACACGATGCACTGTGTGGGCTGCGGTGCGTCTTGCAGGTAGCCCGCGTTCGCCAAAGCCAGTTCGCGTTGCCAGAGTTTGAGGTGTTGGAGTTGCATGGTTAGGCCAGCACACCGCCCGATGTTGTACCGGCACTTGCACCATCTGAACTTGCACCACTTGTGTTTTTCGTGTTCAGACTCGTCGATGAAGTACTAAAAGAACCCCAAGAAAGTATGCCACCGCCACTAAAATCCGTAAACCGCGTTGTTCCTTCTGGTGTAATATGAGCGGCATCGCTGTAGCTGTTAGTAAAGTTTACATCAAAGTCACCTGAAGAATTATCTACAATGCTGGAAACGTTGTAAGAGTAAAATATAGTGTCTGAAATTTGATTATATCGCCAACCAGACTTACCAACCCCCTCAATCACATACGGATCAACGTCTACGAACCGCGTGTCGTCGTTGGGGTCGGTGATGCGGTGCGTTTTAACGCCGGTGCTCATGGTGTTTCTCCGTTAGGCGAGGGTGCCGTTTGCCGTAGCAGAACATCTCGGTGTATCACGACTTGTAGGGTTTTCATCGCGAATGAATGGTTGCATTGATGTTGTGTTTGTATCGTTATTTCCAACTTGAAAATATGCAGGATTGGCGCCCTGCTGACCGGACCCACTAATTGAGTAACCGTTGTTAGCCATATTGTTCGTAAACGACATCTTTGTTGTACCAGTTCCACTGTCTGTAGTTCCAGAA